CATCAACGAAAAAGAGGCTCCAAAGATGGAATTCACCCGGGTTCAAATCCGCAACAAGAAGACCGGCAAGGTTCGCGCCGTGCGTGTTGCCAACGAAGATGTGGCCATGCTCGAAGAGGACATGGCCGACAATGAGGAGGTCGTGAACGCTGCGATCACCCCTGAGCAGCTCCAAGCGGCGCTGGATGAGCTGGCCACCCTCCGCGGCGAGACCGAAGAGAAGAACAAGCGCATCGCCGAGCTCGAAGGCATGATCCAGTCGTACAAGGACCAACTGGATTCGGCTTTGTCGACCGATGCCGTGGCAGCTGCCGCCGAAGAAATGGCTGTCGAGAACGAAGAGGCCGCCGCGGTCATGAACTCGAAAGGCCTGAAGCTCGACACCACCAAGAAGCTCCGCGGGCACGCCCTGCGCTCGCACGTCGTCAACTCGACCCGCGTGGCCAACGGCAAGCCGGAGTTCACCGCCGAGCAGCTCAAGGACGAAAGCTTTGTCAAAGGCATGTACCAGGTCCTGGTGGACACTACCGGCGTTCAGCGCCAGGTGACCGGTGCAAGTGTCGTCGTCAACAACAGCAACACCACCGACCAACCCAACATGGCCAACGCAAATGATCGCGTGGCCCGACTCTACCCACAGAAGAAAGGGGCTTAAGCCATGTCGCTCACTTCCGTTCAAACCAGCGTATTCGATACGTTCGGCTCGCTGTTCGCCGGCCAGATGGCTGACTACGGCACCAACACGCTGACCAAGCAGATCCGCAGCTTCCGCACCGAGACCGTGATCACCTTCGGACTCGGCGTCGTCAAGGGCACCGCGAACGCGCAGATCGATCCGGTCTTCACCCCATACGGCGTCAAGACCCCGCTGGCCGGCTCCGTGCTGGCTGACTTCGTCGGCATCGCTATCCTGACCGAGTCGTCCACCAACAGCGCCACCAACACCCCGGTAACCGTCCGCGATAAGACCATGATCCCAGTGGCCGAACTCGGCTCTGGTGCCATCGTTGGCGCAACCGTACCGGCCGGCATTACCGTCGCCCACGGCGATCCGGTGTACATGTCCGTCAGCCACGCAAGCATCCCGGTTGGCGCGTTCTCGAACGCTGCCGATACCGGCCTGATCGCCATCACCGGCGCTACCTGGTACGGCGCAGCTGCTGCCGGCACCGTTGGCCGCATCAAACTCTAAGGGGAAGCAACATGATCAGCCGCATCCAAAACGCCAAGAAGTTGGCCGAAGACCTGGGGGTTCCGGTCCAGGCCCTGGCCCACGTACTGAACCAGAACGTCCAGAACGCCTGGACCCCTGGCAACCCTGCCGGCCTGAATGGCGCGATGGGTTTCGATGTCAACGTCTTCGAGCAGGTCCAGGCCCGCGCCTATGACGTGCTCCTGCCTGACATCCAGTGGAACACCACCTTGCCGCAAGGCTCGCTGGACACCTCGATCAACCCGGGAGCCAAGCTGACCAGCTACCGTGTTCGTGATCGCCGCGGTAAAGGCGCATTCGCCGCTGTTGTGGGCAAGGACACCCCAACCGTTGGCGTGACCCAGAACAAGGTTGTGATCCCGATCGAGAACGCCCGCGTCATGGCTCAGGCAGACCTCGACGACATCCGCGCCGTGTCCTTCGGTTTCGAGGGCATGAACCTGCTGACCGACCTGGGCGTCGTGATGCGTGAAGCCTCCGAGCGCCACATCGAGGAAGTGTACTTCTACGGTTATGCCGGCCTGGGCTTCTCGGGCTATCTCGACTATCCGAACGTACCGGCCACCTCTGCCGGCACCAAAGCGGCTGGCGGCACCACCTGGGCCGTGGCTACTGGTGACGAGATCGCCAAGGACGTTTTCACCGCCATCAGCCTGGTTTACACCAACAGCAAAGGCCTGTTCTTGCCTGGCCGCGTCGAAATCCCTCTGGGTCAGCTGGCGCAGATCGCAGGCCAGCGTATGGGCGGCGCTGCCGGCGCGACCGGTGAGAACATCACCGTTCTGGAGTACATCAAGAAGAACAACCTGTTCACCTCGCTGACCGGCCAGGAACTGCAGGTTGTCGGCCTGCGTCACCTGACCGGTGCCGGCGTCGGCGCTACCAACCGCATGATCGTGAGCGAGTGGAAGCCCGATAACTACTACATGCCAATGTCCATTCCGTTTAACATGCTGGCACCGCAGGACGCGCAGTTCGCGACCAACCTGTTCGCGGAGTACAAGTTCGGCAGCTTCCACAAGCCGTACCCGACCTCGGCGCAGTACATCGACGGCATCTAAGCCGGCAAACCACAAGGGCGCCCAGGTGGCGCCCTGACCTTTTCAGAGAGAGACCGACATGCTCAGCATCCAAAATCGTATGAAACGCCTCTGGACCATCCCGGCCACTTTCAAGACCGATGGCGCCGCAGCCTTCGAGCACGTAAACATCGAGCCTGGTTCGTCTGCGCTGGTGAACGAAGATCACTGGGGCCAGGTATCCAAGGGCAACCTGGTCATCGAAGCACTGCTGACCGAGCGCAGCCTGGTTGTCACCAAGACCAAGAAGGCCGACCTGGACGCCGACGAGCTGGCTAACCCTGCTTCGCCAGTGGCGCCGGAAGATCTCACCGCCAAGGACGAGCGCGCCACCATCGAAAGCAAAGTCGAGCTGAAGGAGATCGTCCTGGACGAGCCGACTGCAGGCAAAACCGACAAGAAGGCGAAGTAAGCCATGACCCCTGATCTGGCCACGTTCCGCATCATGTTCCCTGAGTTCGCAACCATCGATGACACGGTGGTCCAGTTCTACCTGGACGATGCGGCCGACGAGCTGGATCAGGGGGCCTGGGGCCGCTGCTACGCGAAGGCTGTGCTGAACTATGCAGCTCACCTGCTGGCCCTGGCGCAAGCGCGTCAGGCGTCTGCTCAGGAAGGCTCAGGCGGCGAAGTTATCGTACCTCAGACAGGCGTTCTGGCATCTGGTAGCGAGGAGGGCATCTCGTTCGCCTTCGCCCAGAGCAGCACACCCAAGAACGCCAACCAGGAATGGCTTAGCCAGACACCCTATGGACAAGCGTACTCGGCTCTGCAGCGGCAGTGCCTGGATCGCGGGCGGTTAAGCTGGTGAGCGCCAGGGTCGTTCAGTCCAATCCTGGATGGCTCGAACGCCTGCTCAAGCGCTACAAGGATGAAAGCGTCTTGGCAGTCGGGTATCCAGCCTCAGAAACTGGTGGCATAGCCTACCCAGACGGAACACCGGTAACCCTCGTCGCAGCAGTCAACAACTACGGGTCGCAATCCAGAGGGATTCCGGCCCGTCCGTTTATGGAGGAGGGCGCCAAGGCAGCCATTGCCGGAGATGCTGGCGACGTGGCCGCTACCCTGGTGCCGCTGCTCAATGAGGGGAAGATCACCATCGAGGAGATCCTGAAGCAGATGGGGCCCTATGCAGAAGCATCGTTCAAAGGCGTGTTCACCGGTCATGAGTGGGCGCCCAATGCCCAATCGACCATAGACGCCAAGGGCAGCGCCCAGCCACTCATTGATACCGGCCTGCTCCGCAATTCACTGACCCACGTCGTAAGGAAGGCCTGATGCTCATCCTGCCGCTTCACGTAACCCACAACCTGCTCACGCACACCGTGCAGGCATTCGACGTGACCCATGGCCGTGACGTATCAGGTCGCCCGGTTATCACGCAGGGTGCCGACTATGCGATCACAGACGCCAACGTGCAGCCGGCCAGTTACAAGCTGATCCAGCTGCTGCCAGAGGGCGCACAATCGGATGGCGCGCTGGTCATGCACACCAGAAAGACCATCAGCATCGCTGACAACGCCAACGGATCGAGCACGGGAGTCCAGACCTACATCCGCATGAACGGCGACATCTGGAAGGCCTGGCAGGTCCAGAACTGGAAGCCCCACTCGCCCATCGGGCGGTACATCCTCACCAAGTACGTCAACGTGGACGGGACCATCACATGATCGCCACGATCACCCAAGTCGAAGATGCATTCGCGGCCCTCCTGTCTCAGTTGGGCCGCGTTGTCGTTCAGGGCCGCATAGGCGAAGACGGCGCGCCGGCCAGCCCATATGCCATGTGGGATCTTGAGAGCGTTGAGCTTTCCGACTTCCCAACGATCACCGTAGATGGGGTTGAGCAACACATCATCTCGACCAATACGCCCCTGATCTTCCTGGTCAACGTAGTCGGCGGTGCGGCCATGGCTGATGCCATCAAGTTCGGCCTGTCCTTCCGCCAGTCGCAGCGCCTGAACGAGCTTTACAAGTTCTGCGGCCTGTCCGGAATCAGCCCGATGCAGGATGTGAGCGCCGTAGAGGTGGGAACTTTCCGGCAGCGTGTACAATTGCGGGTGACGCTGTTCGCCGCGGTTGACTTGCTCGCCGCCCCCGAAACGCTCGAGCACCAAGATACAACGCTGAATGCGCCTGAAAAGGACTTCAGTGTGACGTTCCGACAAACCCAAGGGGAGTGCCACTAGATGGTCGACGTAATCAACTGCGGAAGCGCCTCGCTGCCGCGCTCACTGGATGTCCAGGTCACGGTAAACCGCCCCGGCTCCGAACAGACAACCGACCTGTCCGTGGCTGTGTTCGCACAGGCTGGCGGCGGGTTCGACTTCGGCGCTGGCCGGCTGGCGTTCTACTCCACGTTTGAGGCTGTCCAGGATGACGCCCGCGTGACCGCAGAGGGCGAGAAGGCCGCACGCGACTTCTTCTCCCAGCCCAAGCGGGCTGCGCGCATGGCGATTGGTCAGGTCTTCAATACGCCCCAGGCAGGCTACCTGCTTACCGGCGCGATCGGCACCCTGGCGGCATTCCAGGCGGTTACCACCGGATCCTTCGCCGTGGCTATCGATGGTGTCAGCGAGGACATCACCGGCCTCAACTTCTCCACCGACACCACGCTCGCCCAGGTCGCCGCACGCATCCAGACCGCCTTGCAGACCGTGGCCACTGGCGGCTTCACTGCGGCCACCTGCGTCATCAGCGGTACCCAGATCCGCATCACCTCTGGCACTGCCGGCGATGGCTCCACTGTTTCCGTGCTGGCCCCGGTTTCCCCGGCCACTGGCGTCGACATCAGCGGTCCTGGATTCCTGAATGGCCTATCCGGAACCGCGGTTGCCCAGCCTGGCTACACCCCGGGTGATCTCGTTTCTGAGCTTGGCCTGATCAAGGAAGCCGGGCGCTGCAACGGTTCGTTCCTGTTCGGCTGGGCGCTCGATGTGGCCTACCGCGACAGCCCAGACCAGGTTGCGGCCGGCCAGTGGGCCCAAGCTAACGAGCTGGCCATGCCGTTGGTGAGCAATAGCCCCCTGGCCTGGGACCCGAACAGCACCACCGATCTTGGCCCAGAAATCACCGATCTCGGCCTGTTCTATGCGTGGCCGTACTACCACAACGACGCCGGCTACTACCCCGACATGGCCCTCCTGGCGCTGATGCTGTCGGTCAATTATGCACAGCGCGAATCGACCATCACCGCGAAGTTCAAGGACCTGGTTGGAATCCCTACCGTGGGCCTCACTGAGACGCAGTGGCAGGTTCTGAAGGGCAAGGGCTACAACACCTTCACGCTGACCGGTAACACCGCGCGCGTGAACCGCGAAGGCACCACCGGTAACGAATCGTGGTATATGGACGACGTGGTCAACCTGCGCAACTTCAAGGAAGAGCTCGAGGTTGCCGAGTACAACGTGTATCTGCGAAACGGCGTTGTTGGCAATGATCCGGCCGGCCAGGCCAAGCTTCAGGACGGTCTCCAGCAGATCTGCGAGAAGTACGTCTTCAACGGCACTTTCAGTTCTCGCCGCGTGCTTGACCTGACCAACATCGACGGCTTCCGCATCGATCCACCATACGAGATCATCCCGGGCGCCTTCGAGCTGCAGACGGCCGCTGAGCGCGCAGACCGGATCGGGCCACCATTCACCATCAACGTCAACCTGCGCGGCGCCATCCACTCGATCGCCATCGCAGTCAACGCCTACAGCTAAGGAGCGCCGGATATGGCACGTAACACGCAATTCCTCAACCAGGCGCTGGTGACGGTGATCGGTAACGGTTCCCAGGATGTCGGCCACATGGCTGGTGATTCGATCCGAGTTATCCGAAACACCGAAGGCTCTGCCATGGATGTCGGCTTTGACGGGGCCGTCACTCAGTTCAGCACTGACGTGTCGGGAACCTTCGAGCAGGACTTCCAGCAGACCAGCGCTAGTCTCGACAAATACACAAACCTCTGGAAGGCGCAGAAGACTGCGGCTGCTCGACTGTTCAACATCCAGATCATCACTGCCGCCGCGCAGTCGATCCGCCTTGAGGGATGCAGTATCTCCTCTCTGGGCACAACGGGCACCGGAGGAAAGACGCCAAGCGCTCAAACCGTAGTCTTCAACGTTCAAAAAATCATCGACAACTAAGGCCAGGAAAAGACCATGAGTGATGCAATCGTAAGCGAAGTGATCAAGGGTCAGGCGTACAAGCTAGTGAAGCTTGACCCGATCAAGGGCGGCCGGCTGGCGACCAAGGTGATTCAGATCTTGGCCGCCGCAGTGTCGGATGTGAACACCATCAAGGACCTGATCCAGGCTTACACGGATCGCCGCGACGAAGCGCAGGGAAGCGAAGAGGTCCAGACCGTGCAGGACAAGCTGAAGGACCTCATGGAGACTCCACAGCTCATCTCAGCGCTTGCTGGCGGCATCGGAAAGATCGACGCCGACGCCCTGTACGAGATTGGTCTGGAGTTCACCCGCGGGCAGCTCTTCGCAGACCGAAAGCTTCACGATGACCTGGCGTTCAACACCTGGTTCGCTGATCACCCAGACCACCTGCTGTTCGTGTTGGTTTGGGCGATCCGCGTTAACTGCCAGGGTTTTTTCGGGCTCGGCGGCAAGGCCTAGAGTTCTCGGGTGCCCGCCGCCCATCCATTGACATCCCGGAAGACTGGAGGATCGACTACGCAATAGGCCGCCTGCTCAAGGGCGGCCTTGGCGTTACTTGGCCAGACCTCCGAGATTGGAAGTACACCTGGGATGACATCTGGCGAATGCATGACATCCTTGATCTGAACGACTGGATCGATTGGGAAAGTCACGTACTTGCCGAACGCATGAGGAGCAACACATGATCGTTGACGAGCTGATCACGATCCTGGGCCTTAAAGCAGACCCTGCCGCCGAGGCAACAGCGTCGAAGTTTGGCGGGTTGCTCGGAGGCATCACCGCAGGCGCTGCAGCAGTAGGGGCCGCTCTCGTAGCGGCTTCTGGCGCTATTGGGGCCTACGCTGTGCAGCAAGCCGCAGCGATCGACCAAGCCGGTAAGATGGCTGACGCCTTCGGTATCAGCTTCGAGGCCTTCCAGGAGCTCGAGTTCGCCGCGCAGAAGTCAGGCGCGGAGGTCGAAGAGTTCCGCACCGACCTGGAGAATCTGTCCAAGACCCTTGACGATAACGATGCCCTGAAGGAGATGGGCATCAACGCCAAGGACGCCACGGGCAAGCTTCGCTCCACTGATGAAGTCCTGATGGACATCGCCAAGAAGTTCGAGACCCTGAGCAAGGGCGAGCAGAACAAATTCACCGACCAGCTCGGGCTGAGCCCTAGTGCCCTAAAGGTCTTCCAGCAGGGCGGCAAGGGAATCGCTGATCTGAGGATGGAGGCTCAGCGTCTTGGCCTTGTTCTCGACACGGCAGCCAAGGACAAGGCGGCGCGCTTCCAGAGCTCTCTGCTCAATGCCAGGTCCGTAGTCGACTCCCTGGGCAAGTCGATCTCTGTCGGGCTCCTGCCGGGCATGTCGGACGCGCTGGACACCTTCACGGCTTGGGTGGGCGCCAACCGGGCTTTCATCTCATCGGCGGTAACCCAAGTGGTCGACGGCGTTGCCAAGGGATTCAAGCTGTTCGGTGCGGCTGTCGGCTACGTCTACGACCAGATCATGCAGTTCATCGGCCCGGTGGATAACCTGGTTGAGGGGCTGGACGCCACGCAGGCCATCGCGATCACGGTGGCAATCGCCATGGGCGCCCTGGCCGTAGCAACCATCGCGGCGACCTGGCCATACATCCTGATGGCGGCCGCTATCGGCGCGATCATCCTTGTGCTTGATGATCTTTACTCAGCTTTCACAGGTGGTGAATCCGTGATCGGTGGCTGGGTCAGCTCGTTCATGGAGGCGTACCCGGCCATCACTGGCGGCATCAGCACAATCATCGAGTGGATCGGCAAGCTGATTTACCTGGTGGGCGGCGGCCTGGTCCCCGCGTTCAAGACGGCGGCCGGGATCATCTCCGAGCTGTTCACGGCTATCGTGAAGACGGTCGAGAACGTCATGAACTCGATCGAGGCAGTAATCGCTGGCAACAACCCATTCGACGTTCTGGCTGACCTGTTCACCAAGCAGTTCGACATCATCTTCGACCTGGCCAAAGGGTACGCCGGCAAGATAGGCGACTTCTTCACTGGCATCTTCAGCAGCGCCCCGGCCTCAGCCCCGGTGGCACCAAGCGTGATGTCTAGTGCAGGCGGGGGAGGACAGCAGACCAACAACACAACCATCAACGTGACGGGCGCCGGAGACCCTGCCGCCGTGGGCAATGAGGTCGTGCGCAGGTCTGGCCTCGGGTCAAGCCTGCAGCAGTCCAGTCCAGGGCTTAGCGGCCCAGTGACGGCGTAGGAGGAAACATGGCTGTAGCACTGTTCAGTGGCAATAATCTGCAGGTCATCACTGACGGGCCAGAGGTCGACCTGAAGACCGGCGAGTTCCACCGGTTCAGCGCCTCGCCTACCAACTTCACGATCGAGTCGGGGGCGGTAGCGGCAGACCACATCATCGAGAACCCAGACACGCTAGAGGTGTACTGGGTCATGAGCAACCTTGATCAGGACGGCCAGTCATACGGCAACCGGGCGGCGACCTTCCTTGATGCGCTTCGCACCAAGATCAAGGCCCGCGAACTGTATGAGGTGGTGACCAGGCACCGCATCTATCCTTCGATGGCAATCACCGACGTATCAGCCGAGCACATCGGTCCTTTCACCGGCTCCCTTCGCGGGCGCATTGCATTCCAGGAGGTGCCAAGGGCTCTGCTCGAGCGGGCAACCGTTCCAGAGTCGAAACTGAAAACGCCAGTCAAGAAGACAGCCAGCACGCAAACCAACTCAGGGCGCGTTGAAGCAACCACACCGACAGACGCTGACAAGAAGGCCGCAGAGTCATCCAGCGGGTCTGTCCTCAGCCAGATATTCAAGAGGTAGCCGATGGCACTGATACTGCCTGTCAACAGCACGGGAGACCGGAGAATCCAGGTTCTCCTCGGGAGCAACCTGCTATCAATCCGAACCTACTGGAACCCAACGGTCCCGGCCTGGTACATGGACATCTACGGCCCGAACGGCCTACCCATCGCAGATGGACTGGCTCTCGTGCCGGTCGTCAACGTCCTGGCCTCGCAGCCAAACCTGACCAGGGTGTTCGGGCAGTTCCGGGTATTCACCTTGGACGGTGGCGAGAACAACACCGAAGACTCACTTGGACGCACAGCCAAACTCTGGTGGTTCGCGCCGGGCGAGTGGGAGGCCAACGAGATAGAATCCCAGTTTCTTACTGAGCTTCCATTCGATGTCCGCGACATGTACACGCAGCCGCCTCCAGGGCCTCCGTTGCTTGTGCTTGATGGTTCGTGGATGCTTGACGGAAACTACTATCTAAACGGCCAAAAAGTTCCAGTGGAGTGAAATAAATGACCGATTTGAATCCGACGCCTGCGCTAACCCCTGTGCCACAGCTTGAGGTAAATACTCTTGCACTTGGTGGGACTGGAGGCCCAATGAACCAACAGGCCCAGGCCCTGCTGAACCGAGATGCATACAGAGGCGATCAAATCATTGCCTTATCGGAAGACCTGCAACAGGAAATTGATGCAAGAACCCAATTCATTTCATCCCTTTCAGATGAAAGCAGCCCTGCTACTGGATCTGCTCTAGTTGGCCGAAGCGCACAGGTAGTCGGAAGTATTTCCGAGCTTCGAGGTCTCCTGGCGGGGTCCTCATCTCAGCACGCTTTCGTTACCGGTTACTATGCTGAAGGCGATGGTGGCGGCGGCCCGTACTATTTGGATTCTGCAGATATGGCCTCTGTAGATAACGGGAGCACCATCATCGTTGCTACTGACGGTGCGCGGTGGAAGCTTTCGTATAGTGGCCGAGTAAGCGTAAAGCAGGGCGGCGCGAAAGGCGATGGGGTCCAAGATGACCAGCCATTTATTCAGGCCCTACTTGACGTAGTGAAGGCTGTATATGCGCCGGCTGGCAACTACAAGCTCGGTGCTCCAATCGACTACAAGGCGAACGGTTATTCGATTCTCGGCGAGAACATGAACAACACAGTGTTCACGTCGACTGGCACGCACTCACTGATCAGAAACCCAGATTCGGCGACTACTACCCGCCTGTTCTGTGAAGTGATCAACGTAAAGCTGATCGCCACCAGCATCGGCGCGAATATCGTTCTTGACTGGACCAGTTGCCAGTTAGGGAAAATTGATCGCGTCTGGATCTTGGGGCAGAGCACGGCTGGATGTGATGCCTTGCGCCTCGCGGCTGTGTGGACTGTTACAGAGTGCACGTACAACACCGTCAGTAATTGTCTGTTTGGATTGAATGCTACGGGCATACGCATCACTGATGGGGCGAACAATAACACCATCAGAGAAAATCGTTTCCAGCCATCTTTCGCAGGCGGCGTGGGCATTCTTCTTACCGCCACTGCTGCGGGGCGCGTCTCCAGCAACAGCATCCTGAACAACGGATTTGAATTCCCAGGCCAGATCAGTAATGGCGTAAACGTCCTGCAGAACTGTTCGAATATCCGAATCCAGAACAACCGGTTTGAGAGCCTGCTTAACGGCATAATCATCGGCGCCACCGGCAACAGCAAAATCGCCGCATCTCCGACCGACAACTATTTCAGCAGCAACACCACGAACATCAACATTACGGCAGGATCGACTGCAGCCGTGTCTGTTCCGTTTGGCCATGCCGCCACAACGACATCAGCATCAACGCTTACTGTGGCTGGACGCCCGTTCAACCTGACCGTAACCAGGGATGCCACTGGCATCTACACATTCACCTTTGTTACACCGCCGGCTGATACCGGGTATGCCATAACTATCGGCGCAAGCACTGCACTGGCGAGGATTACGGCAAAGAGCACCGCCAGCTTCACGATAACCACAGAAGATGCCGCTGGGGTTGATACGGACGCCAGCTTCTTGGATGTCTCGGTAATGGCGAATCGCTGATGGACTTCCTTCGATATTGCGAGCTGATTGTTGGCCCCCTTGCCGATTGGCAGGGGGGCGGATCAACCAACGAGGCCCTGCGGATCGTCGCTGACGGATCTAGCCAGGGCCTTCGCGTTGCATTCAATGCTCAGAAAACAGTGACGGGTGATCCAAACAAGATCGACATTGCGATCTGGGGCCTATCTCAAAAAACCATCCAATCGATCCGCAGCAACCTGACGAAGATTCAGCTTGTGGCCGGCTACCTGTCGTCTGCCAACAGTGCGAGCCTTGTTGCTTCCGGGGCGATCCTGTCGGCAATACCGGAGCGGCAGGGTGCCGATATCGTCCTGAAGATAACGGCGCTCGATGGATATGGCGGCATGGTGCGCGGCGCTTATAGCCGGGCCTTTGCTGGAGGAACGCCTATCGCCTCTGTAGTGGCCGACATCGCCGCATCGATGCCTGGCGTTTCGGTTGGCCAGATCAAGGTTGATGGCAACCTGTTCCAGAAGGGCCAGCAGTTCAGCGGCTCCTCTACCGAGCAACTGAACAAGCTGGCGGATCAGAATGGGTTCAGCTGGTCAGTGCAGGACGGGGTATTCCAGGCCGTCATGGATAACCAGGACACCGGTCGCGACTTCTTCTTCACGTCGGAGCGCAACCTGATCACCGCAGTGCCTTTGCTGAACGGGCCAACGGCTGACAACGTGGGCGTGGAGATAACCGCCAAGTTCGATGCCCGGATGAAGCCAGGCGACCGGATGACAATCGACAGCCTGGTCAATCCGGCCCTGAACGGAAGCTACAAGTCCACGTCTGTTACCCTTACCTTCGACAGCCACGGCCAGGCGCTAATCAAGGCCCAATCACTGAAGGTGACCCAATGACCATGACCACTACCGACACGCCAGAGGCCGAGGCCCTGCGCGTATCCATCCAGCGAGAGATGCTGAAGCAGGACGGCCCCAGTCCTGCCGTTGTCAGCAACGTTTCGACATCCGGGGCAACTGTCGACGCCCAGCCGGCGATCAGCAAAACCCAGCGCCTGGAGGGCGTAACGACCGAGCTGCCACGCTCAGAGGTTCGCGGTGCTCCGGTCATGATGTATGGATCGACCAGCAAGGGCATTTTTGTGTGCCCGCCAATCTCACCTGGTGACGATGGCGTATTGATCCCCATGATGCGAGCCCTGGACAACTGGCAGCATGGACAGGGCGTCGGGCCGCCACCTGACATGCAAACCCCGCGATCTGGAGATCTGAGCGACGGCGCCTATTACCCGGGCATCCTTCGTGAATCCGTAGAGATCGCCAACTACCCAACGGATGCCCTGACGATCCAGACGGCGGACGCATCCACCGTATTCAGCCTCAAGGCCGGCGAGATCAAACTGACGGTTGGAGCGATGACCGTGACCCTTGACGCAGCAGGCCTGCATATCGTCGGACCGGTTGATATCAACGGCCTGCTCGCATTGACCGGTAACCTTGGTCAGATGGGCAACCAGATCATCAACGGCACCGTCACCGCCAACCAGTTCATCACGGCGCCATGACATGCCATTCTCATTCCTTCTGCGGAGAACCGGGACATCGCAGCCCGACTATCAGATCAGGGACGGGCGCATAGTTCTGTCCACTGGCGCCGACGCCGCCCGAGATCGAATTTACACCGCCCTGAACATCAATCAGGGCGAGTGGTTTCTGGACGCTGAGAAAGGGATACCGTACCTCGGCGCCGATGGGATTCTCGGCGGCAAGAAGACCGAGGCCGAAGTAGGCGCAATCATCAGGCGGGAGATCTTGAACGTCGACGAAGTAGATCGCGTCATCAGCCTTTCCATCGCCCAGGACAGTTTCCGCCACGTATCGGTTGACGGCGAGGTTCGCCTAAAATTGGACGACGGGACCAGCGAAACAATCATCTTCGAGGTTTAACAAATGGCCGGCGTATCATCGACGGGTTTTGAAGCCAAGCGCTTGGCTGATGTGAATAGCGATGCTCAGGAGGACCTGCGCACGATCGTAGATCCGGCCAGCGGGGAATCCCTACAGGCGGACTTTGAGGCCGACGACCCGGCCATGCAGGTCGTCCAGGTTCCGCTGGAGGGTGTTGGGCTGGCCTGGGAGGCGATGCAGCTTGTCTACCAGCAGTTCGATCCGAACATGGCAACCGGGCCATCACAAAGCGCCCTGGTAATGCTGAACGGGATTACCCGGCTCGACGCCGCGAACTCGACCGCAACAATAGACGTAACGGGCACGCCACTTGCCGTTATCCCCGCAGGCCAACTGGTGTCCGATGCCAATAACATCAACCAGTGGGCAACCATCGCAGAGCTGATCCTTGACGTTTCCGGCCTGGGCTCGGTCACGGTCCAGTGCACCGTATCAGGACCCGTTTCAGCTGCAGCCGGGGCCATCAACCGGATCGTCACCCCATACCCAGGCCTGTCAACTGTAACTAACCCAGCCGAGGCTCAGGTAGGGCGCAACGTCGAGACCGATACCGAGCTTCGCCAGCGCCGTGATCGCTCGACCATGGCGCCCGCAGCCAGCCCGGCTGAGTCCGTGTATGCGAACCTGGCAAACCTCCCCGGGGTGACCTATGCCCGGGTGCGCCAGAACAACACTCTGGTACCGGACAGCAACGGGATTCCAGGCAAGTCGGTGGCAGCCGTTGTTGTTGGCGGGGTAGACCTCGACATCGCCTACACGCTACTTGCGAGAACCGGAATAGCCTCGCAGTGGTTCGGCAACACTTCGCTATCCCTTGTAGATGGTCAGGGTGAGCCTTACGTGATCAGCTGGACCAGGCCAACGCCCCTGCCGATCTACATCGACCTTGAGCTCGAGATCGTGAACCCGAACATTTTCCCGGCCGACGGCATCCAGCAGATCAAAGACGCGATCATTGCCTATGCCCAGAGCGGGGCATCTGCTCTCGGGATTGATGACGGTTTCTCTGAGACAGGCTTCCCGCCTGGCGCCACTGTTCTATGGTCCAGACTGTTCACGCCAATCAACTACGTGCCTGGCCATCGGGTTGTTCATCTCTACATCGGGACATCGCCTTCGCCAGCGACTGAGAGCGACATCCCTACCCCGTGGAACCAGTACCCGCTGTTCCTGGATGACAACATCGACATCACGGTGATCTGATGGCCAGCGAATTCGATATCTACCGGCAGGATCTCCAAGCGCTTGCGTGCGTCAGGACGCTGGAGGTCTTCTCCCGAAATGTTGTTATGCGCGGTATCCAGACCAGCATCATCAACCAGACCCAAGAGCTTCATAATTCGATTATCGACTCCCTGCCGGCAAGGACACTCGACCTGGCTGTCGGCTACAACCTGGATGTCATCGGCCGCATCGTCGGTCTTTTCCCCAGGCCACTGACCGACGCCGGAGCAATAACGTATTTCTCTCCTGACCTACCGCTTGCCGCCCCTGATTGGTCTCCGGTGTATGTGGTTGGTGCACCACTGGCTGGCCAGGTCCAGATTGGCGATGTTGACTACCGGATAGCCATCAGGGCCAAGATCGCCAAGAACCACACAAAGTACGGCAGCGCACCAGAGATCCAGTATTTTGCCCGGCTGGCATATGGCGTAACGCTCAGCGTAAAAAACATTGGTTTGGGAGACCTCGAGATCGTCTTCTCTGCCAGCACGCCACCTCCGGTTATCCGAGCTGCGCTGGCTGATTTCTCCGACGATACTGCAGACCATCAGTTCAACCTGCCTCTTCCTACGACCAGCAGGATCAGGCGTGTATCATTCCGCTACCCGGACGCATTCGCGCCCGATCTTGATAACGGAGCGCCTGATGTGGCGCTTGTAGGAGTTGGATATGTCCTCAACGCGTGACTTCAAGTCTCCTGGCATTTTTGCCGAGAACGCTACGACAGTAATCCCGCCGACGCCCATTCAGGGTGTTGCATATCGTGACCAGGTAAACGGCACGGACGATACCCCAAATGGATGGCGATACGGGACGAAGGTAGAGTCTCAGGACTGGAACCAAATCATGTTCCTAATAACGTCGATGCTATCCACAATGGATTCCCAAGGGATCCTTGGGTGGTCACCTGACGTTGATTACGCAGTGCCGGCGGTAACCTTCGGTAGCGATGGGCTTCCATATATCGCTCTGCAGCCCAGCGGCCCATCCACTGCCGCACAAGACCCTATCTCTTCCCCGTCTTACTGGGAGCAGTTCGCATCCCATGGCATGGTTGCGATAAGCACAACGCAATCCTGGCCTGTGCCTATGTCAATGCAGCTTGGTTATATAAAGCCAAAAGTCACCGTAATAGGCGCTGGTGGTGGCGGCGGACGCTCTGGAACCTCCGGCGTCGGATCTGGAGGTGGCGGTGGCGGTGGCCTATCTGAAATGGTTGTCGACCTGACTGGCGTGAGCACCGTATCCGTAACCATTGGCGCCGCAGGTGTAGGTGCTTCAGTGGCTGGCACCGATGGCGGAAACGGCGGAAATACCTCATTCGGTGCTTTCCTGACCGCTACTGGGGGCACTGGCGGAGGTGGCCTCAGCTCAACAGCAAACGTAGGTGGGCAGGGTGGCTTAGGCAGTAGTGGATTGCTCAATACCTCAACTGGCTCTGGTGGTCATAGCTATGGTAACGAAGGTGGCAATGGCGGTGGCGCCGGGTCAAGAGCGAACCAAGCAGCAACACCAGGTGTAGCAGGACTTGGCCCTGGTGGTGGCGGATCTGGCGCAAGATTCGGTCAGAACGGCGGTAACGGATTCGCGGGAATTGTCCTGATCGAATGGTAACAGCGGCCTCTTCGGAGGCCTTTTCTTATTCCCTGGGGAGGGGCAAGGATGGATGGTATGGAAGAGCTGAAAAACTGGGCGATGGGGCTTGTGTTCGGTCCGGCCATGGGCCTGCTGCTGTGGTACTTCAAGCGCGCCAATGACCGGTCGGACAAGCGCCTGGATGACATCGAGCAGGATATCGAGCGGACCCGTGACGATGTGTCCAAGAAGCTAGACCGAGAGGAGCTCCGACCGGTCTGGGAAAAGATCGGCCTGCAGGACAATGACATCAAAAACCTAGCCGCCGTCTTCTCGCAGGAGCTGCGCGGCCAGATCGACAACCTGCGCAAGGAGTCGAACGACCACCAGAAGCAGACCAATGACCGCCTGGATCGCTTGTTTATGGTCCTGACGGCGAAGGGGAAAGACCAATGAAGATCGGCAAGAAATCCTACCTATCCGCCGCGGTCCTTGCACTGGTCGCGGCCGGCGCATCTCAGACCAAGATCCTCGACCAGTTCATCCGAGAGAAGGAGAGCGGCGATCGCTACGAGCTAAAGGCCTACCAGGACGGCGCCAGGGTCTGGACCATCTGCGACGGCAAGACGGCTGGCGTCAAGAATGGAGATACCATGACCAAGGCCCAGTGCGACGAATGGCGGAAGTCTGAGATTGGCCGGCGCCTGGCCGTGGCTCACCGGGTCATCAAGGTGCCGATGAGCGAGGCGGCCTGGGCCGGGTTCGGCTCGTTCTGCTGGAACATCGGTGACTCCGGGTGCGAGCGGTCTACCAGCGCCAAGCTGATCAACGCCGGGCGCCAAGTTGATGGCTGCAAGTCCATGCTCAACTGGCGCTACATCACCCGCGATGGCCTGAAGGTTGATTGCTCGCAGCCTAACCCCTACTGCGCCGGCCTGTGGGACCGCCGCAACGCGGAGGCCGAGCTATGTCAGCTCTGAAGGCATTGCTGGCCAGTCACTGGCTATGGCTGGCGCTGTTCGCCGCGGGCGTGGGTGTTGGCGGTTACTTGATGCTTGGCCAGGTCCAAGATGCCCGCGCCGCAGCCGAGGCCGCCAGGAAGGATGCCAAGGAGGCGTCCGACAGAGCAGAGGAGCTGGGAAAGTCGCTCGACTCAGTGCTCGCCCGTCAGGCCCAGACGGATGCAAGCCTTGCCGCCCGGAAGCGCCAGGGGGACGCCCTGCAAGCTCAACTCAAAGGATTGCATTCTGACCTTGACCGAGTGCTCAAAGATGACCCGAACTCTTCTGTATGGGGCGCTGATTGCGTCCCTGATGCTGTCGCTTCACGGCTGCGGCTCCCGACCGACCCAGATTGTCCAGCCAACACGGGAACTGCCCCCTGAGTCGCTGCTGGTCGATACGCCAATCCCGGTTCCGTCCGGGCGGAAGAACTCAGATCTAGCCAAGTGGGCACCGGAACTTTACTGTGCGCTCATGCAGTCAAATGCGGACAAGGCGGCCCTCCGTGCTTGGAGGGAGGGCAAGCCATACACGGCCGATGCATTGACATGCGAGTGACAACATGGCGAACAGTTATCCCCTCGACCTGGTGGCCACGCCCCAGGTCATCCCTCTGGCCGGGTCGACCGGCCCTTTCCACAACATAATCCTGTCCTTCGATACGGCGCCATCAGCCGGCACCGCGTTAATCGAATACCGAAATCTTGGAGATCCAACCTGGCGCCCAATCAGCCATGCGAGCGGGGTCTCCATCACCTCCGGATTCTTCAAGGTGCGCCTGGATGGGACGGCGGCTGCCCTTCGCGTGACCTTCACAGGCCTTGTGGGCGGGGCGGCCCCCAGGGTATGGGATGACTTTCGAGAGGTTCCAGACGGACTGTATACCGGGATTGCGGCTATTACCGTGCAGCCCTATACCGAGGCGAACGTAAAGAACGGCCTGCAGTTCAACCTTCGCGCCGCGTGGCCGCTGACCGACATGATCGCCACAGGGACCACCCGGAAGATCTGGTTCAAGACCAGCGCCAAACCGGTGATCATCAAGCTGCGTGAAGTCCAGTACCTGGCAGAGGAGCTGATCCTTCGGCTATTCCAAGGTCCGACCGGCGTCACCGGCGGCACCGATCTCACGGTCCATAACTACAATGCGGTGAGCCCAGCGGCAACGACCGTTCTGGCCAAGAAGAACGTCACAACCACGAC